GCTGAACCTTGGTTTTCATCGGTTGGGGTAGCGTAGCGAGGGGGAACCCCTGCCAAGCGTAGCGAAGGTGCCTTTTGCTCTTCTGGTTTTCGAGCCGAGCGGCGTGGGGGTGCTGTAACACCCCCACTTTGCCATGCAATCGAGGGGTTTTTTGTCGTGTGTTATTTCTCAATCGCCTTGCAGTTGACTATTATTTTTTGCTCTTTCCCTGCCATTTTTCCGCCGCTCGTTTTGTCGATTGATAGCCATGCTGCTTTGATTTCCTCGCCTATCATCTCGCCTGCTCTCATGCACTTCTCTTTTGTCGTGAACCCTTCTATTACGTGGGTTTCTGCCCTTGTGTCGAAGCTCAGCAATACAAACAGAATCCATTCCATCAAGCCTTCCCCTTCGCTAATTTTTCGAAATCTTCTTCGCTGATCTGCTCTAGCCCTTTAAGGATTAGCCACCTCAGCATCTGCGTTTCTTTGACTGACTTTTTCGTCGCGATTGTCGCTTTTACCGCTGCTTGTTCGACTTTTCGCCACGTTTCGTCGTCGATGTGCTTCGTTGGCATCACCGTTCCCCCTCGTCAATTTCTGCTTATCGAATTCTAGGCTTTTTTTCTAAGCATCTTGACATTGAGATTCTTAGAATCTAACTTCTGCGCTGAATCTAATTTCTTAGAAACTGAGATGCAGATGTTTTACGACTGGATCAAGGCTTATCAGGATTACCCTTTTGACCTGCCTAAGGTTGGCGAGGTGATTTGCCGTCGATCCTGTATCGAAACCGAGGAACTGCTATCCACCAGCGTTCCTGCCTTTTTCGCGGAAGGTAGCTACTGCACCACGTTCCGCATTCATGTTTGCGGTCGGCGTATCACGGTAGACGGCAACCCGTCGCGCTTGAATCGCCTTGATAACGTTTTCGGCATTGAAACGCTCGAAGGCTGCATGCGCGTTATCAATGCCGTTTTGGTCGAGCTGGGTCTGCCTGCAATGACCAAGTGCAAGACCCTCCAGCAGTTGCAGGACGGCTCCTACCTTGCAGACGGCGCAGTTTTTCAGCGCCTCGATTTGACCAGCAATTTCTACGTGGGCAAGGGCAACGAACGCGCTTTCCTGCGTGGCATTTCAAGCCAGCGCTTCCGCAACTCGATTGCCTATCTGTATCCGGACGGCAACACCTGCGTGTGGACGCCCAAGGGCGGTGAGAAGGCCGGTTCTCTGGTTTACCCGGGTAACTACAACAAAGCGGCTGAGCTAAATGCTCACCTGCTGCCCAAGGTGAAACGCACCTTTGGCGAAGACTCTGACGAATACCGCTACGTGCGGGAACTGCGCGATTGGTGTGTATCAGTCGGCATGGTGCGCTCTGAACTCAAGTGCCGTTCAGAGTATTTGAAGCGGGAAGGGCTCCGGTTTTGGGGGCTTTTCGATGAAGACAAGTTGCGAGAAATCCACAGGGGGTTCCTCATGGTTGGTGAGAAATGCGAGATCAACAACTTTGACCAGCTCACGGTTGCCGATGAGCTTTTGGCAAAAGGCATTGTTGAGCATCGTAAAGCGGCAATGACTACTGCCGGATACGCCCATTTATGGCAGTCAGGCCAGTCTTTTGACTTTGAAACCTCGGCGGTTCAAAAGCACCGCGCTCGCCTGCGCCAGATTGGCATTGATATCAAGCTGCCGTTCGATGCCACTCGCCACGGCGTTGTTTTCATCCGCAACGTGCGCGAAATCGAACGTGTCTTCTATATGCCAACGCCTTCTTTCTATCGCCCTGCAGTAGTGCCGCGTCACCTGCAATTGGTGGCTGCATGAACCGCCATCCTATCCGCTGGATGATCCAGTCTGTCTTGGTTTACGCATTCGTTTTGGGCGGTTTTGTCTCTGTTTTCTACTCGCTCGTTTATGGTTTTTCCTTCCTCTGGAGCCTCATTCCATGATGGTTCTCGACCGTGTCCTCTGCGACTTCTGCCTGATTGAAGTCGGCCAAATCATGGGCGGCGAGCCTCAAGTCTCCGGCGTACTGGTTGACCAGCGCATAGCGCCTCACTTCTGCGTTTGCCCTGACTGCTACGACGAATCAGTCGCTGACGAGGTGGCCGCATGATCTGCGATCCCGTTTCTAACGAGTTGGTTTTTCAATTCTGCGTTCTTGCTCTCGGCTTCTTGGCTTTTGTCGTTTGGCGGTTCACTCGATGAGAAAGGTCAGTTTGCAGGGCAGGGCGCCCACGCTCCGCGATCAGCAACGCGCTGTTACCGCTCGGGCAACCAGCTACGGCGGCGTGGATTTCAACACCCTGCGCGACACGCTCAACGCCCGCGAATTCGTCGGCCCGCCGTTGCCTTTGCGCATGCGTGCCGACTTCAAGTCTGACGTGGTCGAGGATCGCGCCCGCATTCGGCATTGGAAGCTCGTGGCCGAGTTTGACCGCTACGGCTACTGCGAATTTAAACAACACGGCACGCCCTTCGTTGGTGATGCCTTCGGCTTTGGCCAATCAACTATTGAGGTGCATGCATGAAAATTTTGCGCGGTTTCGTTAAGGGTGTCGTCAACAAAGGCACGGAGCAAAAGCCCTGGGCGCTCGTCGGTATCGAATGCGTTTCTGCTGATCGTGACGGCTTTGAACAGACTGAAATCGTCAAGTTCATGGTTGCCGGCCAGCAGTATAAAGACGGGTTGCACAACGCCTATCGCCAGCAAATCGGTGCTGAGGTTTTCGCCCCGTACCGTGATGAGGCCGACAACTATAACGGTCGTCTCTCCGTTAAGTATTCGCTCCAGGGCGTGCCTCTGCGCCTTGTCGATGCGCCACCTGCTGAGCAGCAACGCCCAGCGCCTGCCGCCGTTAACCAGCAGCACAAGGCCACTGCCTAAATGACTTTCAGCACTCTCACCTGCTCGGGCGACGTACTGCTCACCGCTGAGGGTGCGCCCACGTGTTCCGGTGCCTGGATGCTCGTCCAGGTCCCAGAGCCATTCGACGTAACGACGTTGGATGCATCTGCTCTAGCAACGTCCTTTGCGACCGGTTTCATCGTTTGCGCGGTGCCGATCTGCATAGGCCTTGGTGCTAAGGCATTACTTAACGCAATAAGGGGTACATAACATGGTTGCTGCAATTACAGGTGCTGTTGATTTCGCTGATATCGCAATTGGCGTCGGTACTATCGCTGGTTTGCTCGCCGTTGCCTACGTGGCAATGAAAGGTGCCCAGTTGCTGCTTGGCGTGATCCGTCGCTAATCGCGTCTGATCGAAAGAGAAGGGGACTAGCGTCCCCTTTTTTTATAAGGGGAATTCAATGGCTGATTTATATGAACTGGTCTTTCTGCTGCTCGGCGGGTTTGCTGCTTGCGTAACATTTGCGGGGTGGTGATGTGATTACCTATCTTAGATCTGTTTTTTTCTTTGCATTACTTGCATTTTCCCAATTTTCCTTTTCTGCTGATTATTACTGGACTACTCAGACCTCACCCGGTGTTCAGTATTCTTCTGCTGTATCTGCTTGTAAATCTAAGGTTATTTCCTATCCATTTAAGCGGGCCGATATTGTTTCGCCTGGCACTGTTGCCAACTGTATATTTGATGCTTCAGACGATGGCTACCCTGATTATATTTATGGCTATGCAAGTCGTTTCGGTGATGGATGCTCTGAGGGCAAGACATTTAATCCGCAAACTGGCGAGTGTGAGTCTCCGCCTAAAAATGAATGCGAAGAAAAAGCCGGCACTGAAGACTTCTTTAGTAAAACGGGTGATTTGGATGACGGTTACACGTCAACAATCACTGTCGGTGGTAAAAAATGGGTTGCTGCACCTCAGGACGGCTGTATGGGTGGCTGTAAGGTTAGTGTCGCAACTGATTGTAAAAAACTCATTGGTGGTAACTCTTATCGTTGCAGCGGCCCGGCTACTTATACAGGTGAATCCTGTACAGCTACTGATGGTGCCCCCCAGCTTGAGCAAGAAGAAAATTATGTTCCTGACGAGCCTAAAAATATCGAAATAAAAGAGCCATGCATTTATACGACTGACGGTGAAGGGCGCTCTGTTTGCGTTTCCAAGGCGTCACTTGATAAAGAAGGTCAGAATTGTGGTGAATACAACGGGCATACACTTTGCGTACCTAAACAGGCCGAGTTTGACCAGAAGACTGTAGAAACCGAAGTTACCGAA